TAGGTTCGGCGTGGTCTGCGTGTTCGGTATCGTCTCATTTTCTAGGGCCGCGTCGCTGGCGCTCCGCCTTTTATGTAAGGCGTGGCTTAGGGCAGTCGAGGTTTGGGGGGGAGTGCAAGGCTCGCTACGCTCGCAGGCCTTTTTAGGGGTCCTAGTTTTTTGTGCGAGGCCAGGGCAACAGGGCAAGTCGAGGATTAAGCTCGCCTGTTGTAACATGTTGCTTCGCAACATGTTATTGTTTATATAGCCGAGGGCAGGTTGGGGATTGGATGCCCGAGATAAGGTTTTCAATCAGATCCAATCAACCCTAGGTTAGGCTTAGGGTATTTAAGCGAAGTGAGAATTGTGCTTTTCGTGGAAATGCCTAAGGTTAAGCAAGCGTCAAAGTCAAGAGGGTGGATGATCACCATCAACAACATCGCTGATTGGGATGGCCTTCAGAAGCGCGTCGCTGAGCGGAAGCAAGTACGTTATTTCTGTGGACAGCTTGAGGTTGGGGAGCAGTCAAGTGTCAGACACCTCCAAGCGTACGTGGAGTTCAACGGACCCGTTGGACTTGCAGCTGTGCGGAAGTTGTTTCCTCGCTGCCACGCAGAAGTGCGAAGAGGTAGCCCGGAAGAGGCAAAACGATATTGCTCTAAAGAAGAGACGCGTGTTGCGGGAAGCTTCTTTGAATGCGGAGAGTGTCCCCAAGGAGGAGGAAAGCAAGGCGCCAGAGAAGATCTCGTCGCTGTGCGAGTCGCAATCGAGGGAGGAGCAAGCGTAAGTAAGCTGTATTCCGAGTTTCCCGTAACTTGTGCCAAGTATCCTAAGTATGTAGATAAGTGTCTCATGTTGTTTTCAGCACGCCGGAGCTGGAAGACTGAGGTCAGAGTCTACGTCGGACCTACTGGGTGCGGCAAGACGAGTGCTGTCTTCGAGGAGTTCCCGGACGTATGGACCAAGCCCGAGGGAAGCTGGTTTGATGGATATGAGGGACAGCCTCACGTCCTCATTGATGACTTTCGAGGTGGACGAGATTGCGGAATTACTTTCGCATCCCTGTTACAATTACTTGACAGATACAGAATGGCTGTGCCTGTTAAGGGATCTTTCTCTCAGTGGGTTCCCAAGGTGATTGTAATCACCTCCAATATTAAACCTGAGTTCTGGTTTCCGTGGGAGGATAGTGCGCCTTTGTTGCGCAGAATTGATGTAATGAAAACTTGGGAAAAATAAAGCACAGCACTTTTTATTGTTCCATTAGGGTTTGGTGTAGTGTGCACGTTTCACGGCACATGAAGTGGTGGGTAATACTGTACCACCACTTCAAGGAATCGCGGGCCTGTAATTGCCGCGTAGAGTGAAAGAGGCAGTGACAATGATAGTTCCGAGAGTTCCGGTGTTAATACCTTGTCCGGTTTGACCGTAAATGTGAAGACCGTTTGGTTCGTCAAGAAGACCGATATTCGATCCGATGCCATGCCATTGACCCATAAGGTTAGTGCCTGTTCCTGCTGTTACGCCTTGAATAGTAGATGGTATTTTGCTGAGTACTCCATACTTGATGCTTCTTTGGAATACTTTCCATGGCCTAAACCAGTTTTTGGTTTTCATGGAGGGTTCTGTTGCAATCTGTTCGATGTCAACGGTGTCTGCAGAGGATTGGATGCCAAAGTCCGTACCGTCTCTCTCCTTGATGATGTAGAAGGGGGAGTAGTTGCCAACTGTAGCAACGTCATTAGGGCAGCGGGGGATGAAGTTGAATTTCACCCATCTGCAGCGTACTGTCTCGTAGAGGTTTTTCAGGTAATCAAACTTGGGAAATGAGTAGTAAGAGACTGCTACTCCATCGAATGAGCCAAGGCATCCTTCGTTTGTGTTTTTTGTTGGTGAGCCGTTGAAGTTCCAGCCAAAGCCGCATTGACGAGTGCTGTCTGCGGTGGCTAAGGGGAAGACAATTCTGTCCTCTATAACCATAGGTTGTTGTAATTTCCTTTGTCTTTTCATGACTCTTCTTTTGCGGTAGGCTCGGCGGGGCCTCGCCAACCGTCTCCGATAGGTTCGGCGTGGTCTGCGTGTTCGGTATCGTCTCATTTTCTAGGGCCGCGTCGCTGGCGCTCCGCCTTTTATGTAAGGCGTGGCTTAGGGCAGTCGAGGTTTGGGGGGGAGTGCAAGGC